AGTCTATGTTGTCCGTCGATTCGAGGATATAAATCTCCTTATCGAGACGCTCCCGATATTCGGCTTCTTTTTCCGCAGGTACCAATCTGGAAAAACCCTCTTCGAGCAGCGAAAGGAACATCGTATGCGTGTCGCCGTACTTCGCTTTCTCGTCCGGCGTCATGTCGTAGCGCGGCATGAAGACGGCGTCCGTCCGGTATGCCGCTTCGGCCCCTTGGGCGATCACGACCGTATTGCGGCACATCCGCCGGAACAGTTCGTCCACATCCCACCGCTCGGGGTCGAACAACGGCCGCAGCTTGTCCCGAAGCTCTCCGGCGGATCGGAAATACTGTTCGTTGCTCTGCTCGTGCGCGGCGCCCGTGGCGATCTTGTTGAGTATGATTTTGCTGCGGGCGTCGGCTTGGTCGATGTAGTAGCAATCGGGAATCAGCACCGGTTCCACCTCGAACACGCCTTTCTTGCAGAACTCGTGGAAGTATCGCCGCATATTCTCCAGCCGCTGCACGTCGATACGGTCGGCCTTGAACTCCGTGGGATCGATCTGGTAGTAGAGGGCCTCGAAGGCTTCGCGCAGTCGCCCGATGGCCGGGCGGTTCTCCGTCATCCACTCCGCTGCGAGCGTTCCAAGCACGAGGACATTGCCGCGTCCGTGGGCCATGAGGCGCTCCATGTCGATCCTCCCGTCCTCGCGGTCCACCATCACCGCTTTCTGGATGCGCAGCAGGTTTTGCAATCCCTGCTGGCTCTGGCAGTAGACCTTCAACGGGACTTCCGTTCCGTCGCCATCCAGCGTGAGCGAATAGCCGAAGACGCGCTTAATTCCAGCCTTGGCGCACTCTTTCTGGAACGCCAGTGTTCCGGCCATCGTATTGCGATCGCAGAGACCGAGGGCCGTATGGCCCATCCATTTGGCCTTTCGGACCCATGCCCCGATATCGCCCGAAGCGTTGAGCAGTTCGTAGGGAGTGTGAACGCCCAGATTGACGAACTCGACATCGCACCCGTCAGGCTTGGGCCGACCGATATGCCGCAGGATATTCAGGGAAAACTCCCCGCGCAGGTCATAGTAGTACCAGTTGTCGCCGAATGGAAAGGCGACGTGAAAAATACCCTCGTCGATAAGAGTCTGCGGGTCTTCCATCAGGTTGAAGACCTGCTCATCTCCCCGCTGGCGGAAGATACTCTTCACGCCCGTAAGGTCGGCGCGGAACAGGCGGCCGAACTCCGGTATATCGACCACCTCGTTGTCCATGACACAGTAGTCTATATTTTGGCTGTCGAGCCATCGGGTTAGATCGTTCATAGTTGCTGGATTTTATTGATTTTGTACTCGACGGGCGTTTTGAGGCGGTAGGCGAAGATGTCGTAGATCTCCTGCGGAGAGAGGTCTTCCCAGTCCTTTTTGGGATCGGGAATGTCGGCCACGAGCACCTCGAAGTAGCGGCTTAGTTCCTCGGCCGTCTTCTTCGTGGCGTCCACAGCATCCCCGTCGTATCCCACCACGACGTTGCGCACGCCTTTCGTCTGAAGCTTGTAAATCTGGGCCTGCGATATTTTCTTTCCGAAGGTGGCTACGGCGGCCACGCGCTCCGACTCGTATAGGTCGAGCTTGCGTGTGAGAGCCACCACGTCGAATATGCCCTCACAGAGAACGACCGTCTCGGTGCTGTCCTCATGTACCGCGTCATAGTTGTAAAGCAGCTTCACGAAGTCGTTTTGCGTGGAGTTGCGAAAGCGCCGTATGGCGTAGTCGCCCGTGAATTTCGCCCGGCGGTTGTAGGCATCGATCT